ACATGCAGCAGCGGATAGAGACAATAATACTAAGAAATCTACTACATAATGAAGAATATACGAGAAAGGTTTTACCATTTCTCGATAAAGAATATTTTGTAGAACATGCAGATAAATTGTTGTATGAACAAATAGATACTTTTGTTAATAAGTACAATAATTTACCTACTAAAGAGGCATTAGTTATTGAATTAGATAGTACATCATTAAGAAATGAAGAATTTGATGAGGTAACGGATTTATTAACTTATGTAGAGGAGCAGGACAATGAGCAACCGGATATTCAATGGTTATTGGAAACAACAGAAAAATTCTGTCAAGACAAAGCAATATACAATGCCGTTGTCAAGTCGATTAAAATATTGGATGAACCCGAAAAATCTGAGTCTGGCAAGGGTGCGATTCCTGAGTTGCTTACTGATGCATTGTCTGTTAATTTCGATCCTCATGTCGGCCACGATTACCTTTTGGATTCTGATGATCGTTATCTTTTTTATCATAGGACTGAAAAGAAAATTCCTTTCGACCTTGAATTCTTTAATAAAATTACTCAAGGGGGATTATCTACTAAAACATTAAACATTGCTCTTGCGGGAACAGGTGTTGGTAAATCTCTGTTTATGTGTCATATTAGTTCTAGTGCTCTATCACAGGGAAATAATGTTTTATACATTACATTAGAAATGTCAGAAGAACGAATTGCAGAAAGAATAGACGCAAATTTGTTGAATATTCGATTAGATGATTTGGTAAGTTTACCTAAAAAGATGTATGAAAAGAAAATGGAAGACCTTAAGAGTACGGTTAAAGGTAGATTGATTATAAAGGAATATCCTACAGCTGCGGCGAGCACAAATCATTTTAGAGCATTATTGAATGAACTAAATCTCAAGAGAAATTTTAAACCAGATATAATTTTTGTTGATTATATTAATATATGTTCTTCAGCAAGAATTAGACCCGGACAATATGTCAATTCGTATAGTTATATAAAATCGATTGCAGAAGAACTTCGAGGATTAGCAGTAGAATTTGATGTTCCTATTATGTCAGCCACTCAAACAAATAGAGCAGGGTTTCAAAATACAGATGTTGGTCTTGAAGATACTAGTGAGAGTTTTGGACTTCCCGCAACAGCAGATTTTATGTTTGCGATTATTAGTAATGAAAACTTGGAAGAAGCAGGACAGATGTTAATCAAACAGCTAAAAAATCGGTATAGTGATATTACTTCTAATAAGAAATTTTTAGTTGGAGTTGATAGAGCAAAAATGAGACTCATTGACTTAGGAGATGCTTCACAGTCAGATTTAGTTGATACTGGTAAAGAAGAAATAGAAGATGTGCCAGTATTTGATACACCTTCAAAGAAAACGAAAAAGGATTTCGGGGAGTTTAAATTTGAATGATGATAAAATTGTAAATCTAGAAAAATATAAAGCAGAAAGAACAGAAAAAAGAAGAAAAGAAGAACAGAGTCGATCTGTCCCTACCCTCATGGCATTCTTGCCAAATGAGTATTACATTTTCCCTGAAATGGGGTTAATGATCCATGTCCTATTTCTTACGGACAAAAGCATACATTATGACAATCAAGCAGTTTATGTGATGGAAGACCAGTATGGCAATATATTTGCTGATGTGGTTGACGAAGAAACTTGCGATGGATGGCATCCACTCCACAGGGATGTATTTATGGAAGCCGTAGGAAAAGTTGTACCAACTGATCCTGATGCATCATAAAGATGATGAGTATTATAAATATATCAGTAAATTCTATTTAAAATGGAGAGATATTAATGCGGTCATTCAATCAACATAAGCTCATGTCAGAGTTTGTAGAATACCTTTTTGAATTTAATGTTAAAACAAGAGCATCGGGATCAATAGCTACGTGGGCTAGTGGTAAATTTGAAGATTTGCCTGGCTGGGCGGAAGATGGATTTTCTTCTGCGGGAATAAAATTAACCGCAGATACCGTTTTTGAAATAACAGGTTCAGATGATAAAGCTATTGAAATTGGTGATGGTGATGAAGCATATTATACTAAAGTATATTCTGCTGCACCGGCAGAAAGTGGAAGTTCGCTTCTTGGTGTAGTAAAATGGACAAAAAACCCTAGTAGTTATTTTAAAGAACTTAAGGTAGGAAATTCAATAGAATGGGGTAGAAATACAGATGCTTTAGAAACTGCACAATGTCTTGGAGTATATCTTGATAACGTTGATACAATTCTAAAAGACCTTGAGAACCCCGCTAAAGCTAGAGCTAAACATACAGGAACTATTAAAGGTATTATAGGAGGTGGAGGAGATTGGGATAGTGGTGGTGTTGGCACATTATTGAAAAAAATGGACAAAATGCCAGATGGTAATTGGGCAGAAATGATACTTCTAGCAAAAGGAATGCATAATTTTGTAAAAGATTATGGTAAAAATTTAGGTGGAACATTACACATTATTCATGGAAGTATAAAAGATTATTATAATGCTGAAGAATCTAATCAATCAGTAGAGGGAGTGAAAGAAAATACAGCTGATATGATTTTAGCAAATGTTCCCGCATCTACTGTTATAGATGCGGTTAAGACTCAAACTATAACATATCATAAATCTAAACATTATTGTCACACAGATGATCCCGCACAATCAGTTAAATATTATCAAGTTTCTTTAAAAAAGGGCCACGATAATGCTCAATTAGGAAAAATGACAGGATTTTTAAAGGTTGCTTACGATTTGCCCGATTCTACTGAGTATTATAAATCTCTTATGCAAAGTTATTTAATTAAACACGGATATGAATTAAATGAATTAAATGAAGGTTGGTTTAGTGATAAATTATCCGGAGGATTAAATGCTATAAAGAAGTTTGCAGTTGGTATATGGGAAAAAGTAAAAGAGATTGCTGGTAAAATTAAGAAAATGGCATCAGGATTTATTAAAGGATTTGAAAAAGAATTACCAAAAGGTCGTCCAAATCAATATCAAATAGATTTAATTCAAGATGTTCTTAGAGAAGATGGTAGACTAGGAAAAGGACAATTTTTAACTGAGGCTAAAGTAAATAGAGAGAGTATTAACACATATCTAATAGAAACAACTCCTGCAGGTGCACAAAAAATAGTAAGAGAAGTCAATAAACAAATAAAGAAAATAGATTCGGTATTTGGTAAGAAAGATTATTTGGTTCAGAGAGGTACTAATAAACTAATTTCGCCAGGATCTTATAGTAAAAGTTGGACAAAGAATGAAATAATAAAACTATTTGCTAATGCTACAGCTTTAAACGCTTATGGAAAAATTGTATTCCAACATCAAGGAAATTGGAATAAGCTAGCCGATGATATGATGACATTAGAAAAAGAAATATATTTTGGAAAGACAAAATTACCTTTATTTAAAGTATATGGAGCCACCAAAAGCAATTTAACTAATACGGTTACTGATTTAGGAACACAAGCTGATTATGTGTCATCAAAAACGGAAAGAATAGAGGGTGCAGGTTATCAATGGCCGGTCGTTGGTTTTTCTGCTAGTAATTTAGGAAAATATTATAATTTAGAAGGGCATCTTCTTTCTGATGTAGAAAACGGAAATGAACCTGAATATACTCAATGTAGAATGGGAACAAATAAAGCAGATGCATTTTCTTTTGTATTTGAAGGAACACTTGTTTTGCCATGGGAAAAATTCAAAAAGAAATATGGGATTAAATAATGGCTTTTGCATTTGCATCATTTTTAACTGAACAGAAGAATCTTCACATGGAGCACCTTGAAGATGAGATATTAAATGGTGGAGTGGCTGGAACAAGGGGAGCACTAAACTTCCTTCAAGGTTTACGTGATATGTTAGCGGGCAATGCTTCATCCTCTGTGAATGTTACAGTAAAGTGGGATGGAGCCCCCGCAGTATTTGCTGGTATTAATCCAGAAAATGATCAATTTTTTGTTGGAACCAAAGGAATATTTGCTAAGAATGCAAAGATAAATTATACTGAAAAAGACATAAATTCAAATCATTCTGGAGGATTGGCATCAAAACTTAAAGTTGCTCTTAATGAATTACCCAAGGCAAATATAAAAGGTGTTTTACAGGGTGATATGATGTACACAGCCGATGATTTAAAAACTGAAACTATTGATGGTGAATCTTATATAACTTTTCAACCAAATACAATTGTTTATGCTATACCGAAAAAATCCAAATTGGCGGCCAAAATCAAGTCCTCTACTATGGGAATCGTATGGCACACTACTTATAGTGGCAATACGATGGAGGACATGACCGCCTCTTTTGGCGTAAGTTCAGGAGCATTCAGAGAAACTAGTTCAATATGGCAAGCAGATGCAAAATTTCAAGATACATCTGGAAGTGCTACCATGACAAAGAAAGAAACGGGAGATGTTACTAAAATATTAAGTGATGCCGGAAGGTTATTTCAACAGTTAGATTCTCATGTTTTAGGAATGATTGCAAATGACTCTCAAACAGGGGAATTCGTAAAAGCATATACTAATAAGATGGTAAGACAAGGACAAAAAATTTCAAATGTGAGGAAACACACTGCAGGACTGATTGCATTTGTATATGACAAGTTGAAAGCAGATATTGATAAGGTAAAAAGAGAAGAGACAAAGAAAAACAAAAAAGTGGTAATGGATAAATATGTTGGATTTCTTAGGAACAATGCTAGTGAATTTGTCAAAATATTTACGATGCAAAATTTACTCATTGACGCAAAATTAATAATTATTCGTAAGTTAGAGAAAGTTAAATCTATAAAAACATTGATGAAAACTTCTACAGGATTTAGAGTGACTGCGCCAGAGGGATTTGTTGCTATAGATACTCTTAGGGGTGGAGCAGTTAAATTGGTTGATAGAATGGAATTTTCAATGCAGAATTTTAATGCAGCAAAAAATTGGGATAAGTAAATGAAGAAATTTAAAGAAACGAATGAATTATTATATGAGAGGTCAAGTCAAGAAAAATTAGCTCTTGATTTGGCTCTTCTTGATGAAGCAGACGGTGATATGTGTAGTATTCCATTAGATCAATTAAAATCTAAAGTAATACGTAATAGACACGAAAAAATGTGTGGAACATCAAATAATAATATTGAAGAGGCCCCAGCTGATAATTTGGTCGAATTAATACGAGATATTACCTCTAAAATGATCGGAGCTATTAAAAAGAATGATCAAAGAAAATTAATGGGACTTTATAAAAACTTAGGAAAGGTTATCAAATGATAAGTTTTATGCAATTTTTAGCTGAAGGAGAATCAAGAAAAGCTGCATTAAAAAGAGCATTAGCCATGCATAAGTTTAAAAAAGCTGGAGGGAAAGTTGAAAAACAACCACCTTCTCCAGCTAGGGGGCAGAAAAAGTACCGTGGTGTATATATGGCTACTCCTAAAAATAAGGAGGATGAGAAAATGGCTAAAGATATAGAAAAATATAGAAAGAAAATGAAAATGAAAAAGCAACTCAAACACAAGGTCTGGTACAAATAGGAGCTAAAAAATGAAAAGTTTTAAAAATTATCACGAAGGTTGGTTTTCTAAAAAAGATCCAGAAGATGAAGATGAAAAAGAATTACAGGATCTAGGTATGAAAGCTGCAGGTAGAGGCAGCTGGTCTAAAAAAGATCAAGAACAATATAACGATCTTTGGATGAAGATGCACAAAAAAGGACAAACACCAACAATGACACCACCTGCTGTACATGGTGATGATTCTTGGGCGACTAAAACTACGAAACTTCATAAAAAACTTAGGTTAACTAGAAAAGATCATCCGAGTGTACTATCATGAAAACATTTAGAGGATATTTAAGAGAAGCAAAAACGAATCCAGCATGGACACAAAGTTTGTCAACAATGCTATTTGATCTACCAAGAAAAGAACTAACAGATGCTAAGATACCAATTTCTCCTTCTATTTTTTCAAGAATTTGGCCTGAAGCAATCCGTTCGACAGCATTTCATGCAACAGATCAAGATGGTCTTAAAAAATTAAAAGGACTGCAAGGAGGAAAAAGAACAGTTTCCGCATTCTATAATGCGAATATGGGTATTGTTATCGATGGTATCAAGACTGGTGGAGGGTATATTGTAGAAATAGAAGGAGATGTTCTTATTGCAATGCCAGATGATATTTCAAGTCAACCAGATAAGTCAGGTAGAAGATGGACTGATATGGGTACGATGGAACGTGTTGGAAAAGCTCTTGGGCCCAATTCAAAATTTTACAATGATTTATATGAAATGATGTGTGATGTGTTTATGAAATATAAAGAACCAATAATTAAGAGTATGCCAGTACAGAAACCACAAATCAGCTCAATCAATCGTGAATGGACTATGTTGGGTGAAGACGCAGATGGGAAAACAAAAAGCTTGATTATTAGAGATTACATTGATGGCATGGAAAAGATCATGAAGAAACATTCTGGAACTTTACGTAAAGTATTCACAGATTATGTAAAGTCTAGAGAATTAAAATCTGATCCTGATTCTGGTGAGAAAGCAGCTTGGGATGAATTACTTGTCAATAAATTCAAAATTAAAAAAGTTCATGTTGGTGAAGAATATGCACCAGATTTTGAAGGTGATAAAGATATACACGGGTTACCAATTCAAACCTGGGATTCAAATAATGATTTAGCAAAACATATTTCTAGCATTGTAAAAAAGAAAAGATGAAATCATTTAAACAGCTGTTGATCTTGCAAGAATATGCTTCATATAGTACTTCAGAACTTGTATTTAGGAATAATGGTCAAGGATCAGGATCTTCAGGTTTAATGATTCCTATTTCAGGACCCATGTTCAAAAGAATATGGCCGGATACGATTCGTACAATAGTTTTTCATACAACTGATTTGCAAGGTCTGCCAAAATTAAAAAGGCTTGAGGGAGGAAAGAAAACCATCTCAGCATTTTTCTCAATGATGTCTCGTTATATGGAAGGTGGTATAGCAACAGGAGGTGGTATTGTCGCAGAAATGGAAGCTGATGTACTTATATCCGCCAGAGATGATATAATGAGTCAAGTAGATAATAAAGGTAGAAGATGGGTTGAAATGTCTTGGTTTGCAAATGCACAAAGTTATGGAACAGGACCCAAATTTGCAGTAGTGGAACGTGATCTTAATGATTTAATAAGAGAACTTGTATTAAAACATCTTTCACCGATACTAGGAAAAGATAGAGCACGAAGAGAACATGAATTCCAGCTTTGGGCCGATATGAAAAAACACATGTCCGGAGATGGAAAAGCATTAAGCAAAGTAATAAAAGACTATTTTGATGGAGTAGAGAAAATTATTAAAAAGAATAAAGAAGTAATGGGTGGTATATTTTATGGTTATGCAAAATCAAAAAGAATGACAGATAATGCATGGGATGAACAAATAGTTAATAATATTGAGATTAAAAAAGTTCATATTATAGATTTTACAAAGAAAGCACCATCACTTCGAGGACAGTTGGACGCATCTAAAGATTTTGCAAAATCTAAAGGATGGACAATAAAAATGTGGGATGCCACAGAGACAACCGATTTAGAAATATATACAAGAAAAGTTGTTGCAAAGGAAATAAAAAAATGAAAACGTTTACACAACATATAAATGAAGGTATGCCAAAAGGTGCTGTAGCGGGATTTGACGGTCCTGATGGAGAAATTATAATTTATAAAAAAGGAAATGGATTTTATGGAGATACTGGTGATTTTGATTTTTCAGCTAAAAATGTGAAAGAACTTAAAAAAATATTAAAGGATATAGGGGCTAATCCAAATAAACCATCCTTTGGTTGGCTGCCGAAGTCAAGGAGATATTAATGAAAACATTTAAAACGCATATTGATGAATTATACAAAGATTATCCAGGAAAAGGGTGGGTATTAGGTACTAAAGATGAACCAAAAAAACTTAAAGATAAAGATATTGTATGGAGATCCAAAGTTCATCATTGGGATAATGATGTAAGAAGTGATGATACGAGACTTATAATAGTAAAAAAT